ATGCTACTATGAATAGTGGTGTTGTACCAGCATCTGATGGTACGTAAAAACTTTCGTTTATTACTGAAACTTCTACTCCTGGTGATGTTAATGCCATTTTTCGTTTTCTCCTTGCAAGTTTAACGTATACAGAGTTATTTATTCAATCGTATGGTTTTTACGATATAACTTGCTATTTTTAGGTGCCTATATAGGCAACGTAAATAAGCATATGGTATACAACAACAGACCGCTGTGCAAGGGGTGTAAGGCAAAGCCCAGGGCTTATGCGTACAAGAAAGGCACGATCATCTACTGGCGTAGCCTGTGTGACACCTGTAACAGAAAGAAGGCCGGCAAGAAAGTGGGAGGAATCACAGCCCTACAGAGATCCGGATACAAGAAGCACAAGAAGTGTGAGCTGTGTGGATTCAGGGCACAAAAGCAATCACAACTGGACGTGTTTTTTGTTGATGGGAGTATGAGGAATACTGCTACTACTAACTTAAAAACTGTTTGCGCCAATTGTCAAAGGCTGGGCAGTGTCCGTAAGTTGGGATGGCGTATTGGTGATCTTGTTGCTGACGAGTAGATCGTCAACCTGTTGATATAACTCTTTTAAAGTTCCGTCATTTTTAATAATATAATCAAAATCTGATTTTGCCCATGCATATTCAGAAGAGTGGATTCCTGTGGGCATTATGTTGCCTTCCACGTAGCTTGTGAACCAATCAGGATCCTGCCCTCTTTTCACGAGGATAATCTTGCCACCGGACTCTCTGATTGTTTTAATCTCATTCTCAAATCTGGTATCGGAAATAACTGTGGGTTCTCCTTTGTATCTGGCCAGACAGCTGTCAATCCATATAGCATCATGCATGTTCTGACGCATCACTTCTGTGCCAAAGTGTTGTAATACCCAGCGTGGCGTTACATCCTTATTGAATTTTTTGCTCCAGAATGTATCGGGCTTTTCTCTCCATGCTCTGCTCTCCTCAGTCTTACCTTCCAACATTTCTCTATCCCAATTAAACATGGAACTGACTGCATCTTTCAAACTCTTTGCGAATGAATCTTTTTTGAAATTGTGTTCTTGTGCCAGCCTCTCTGCAACTGTGTCCTTACCGGAACCTATTAATCCTACTACACCTACTAACATAGGTTTATTATACTATTTTTTTAAACGTTTTTCAATCTCTTTTTTAACATCATGGACCGATGTTAATACCAGTTTTCGTACTCCCATTTTCTTTTCTTTTAGGGCATGTATGGCAACATTCTCTAGATCATCGACCATGTTGGTCAGTTCTTCTAGTGTGCATTTGGAAAGTTTTTTGTATCGAGTATCTATCATGACACTATTATTTAAATGGAGATCGGGGTCAATTAACCAATAACAAAACTGTGTGGATTTCCACCTTCTGAGAAATTACCAATTTCAAGCTCAAGTCTTTCCATCTCTGCAACACCTTCACTCTTAAGAGCGTCACCGTTTAATGTTGTTCCGCCTTGTGGCCCTGCAATGGTGTTGAACTTGCCTCTTGCTTCTCCCAACATGACCTTGGATACTGCTAGTGTGTAATCTCTGATCCACGGTTTAGAATAGATGTCCTTGAACAGTGTTATGTCTGGTCTGTAGTTGTCTGTGTGCATAAGGATTGTTTCGTTATCTGCCCTGGGTCTTTGTGTGATTGTTAATTTCTTTGTTGCCACATCAAAATGGTACTGTATAAAACTTCCAAACATTTTTCCTACTAGTTCCTGGTATGATGCAAAAGCATAATAAGTGGCCAATCCGCCTGTTGCTCCTGCTCTCAACAAGTATGTGTTTGTGTAGGCCAAGTTAAAAGGTTCAAAAAGTGTTCCACCTTCTCCACCTTCTGTCCTAGAACCGACAGTCCTTCGGTTCAAGTTTCTAACATTAATTACTTCGTCTGGTAAGATGTATGAATTTTGATCTTTCTTCAGAGTAAGGAAAGCATACGACTCTTCCACAGCATTTGATGATCTCTGTCTGAATTTGTTTATAGCTCTTTCCAGTGCCGTTTGATAGTGTTTAGGGTCTAATTCAACATCAATCATACCATCACCTAGGCTATTCTTGACGTAATCAAATATTTCTTGTTGTCCTGTTTGTAGTTCTGACATACTCATATTTATAACCTTTGTCTGTGCAATAAATATGTATGATATGCCAAGATTATCCATTTTCAAGCCTGAAAAGGGCAACGACTACAAGTTCTTCGATCGTAACATCAAGGAGATGTTTACCGTGGGCGGAACCGACTTACACTTCCACAAATACATAGGTCCATATGATCAAGGTAGTTCACAGAAGGATGGAGATGCATCTCCATCACAACCGCAATATTCGGGTGACAGTCTCAACGAAAGAACCATACAGGATCTATTATTCCTTGAGAACAGGGATAGAAAATATGCTGATGACATTTATATAGTGCGTGGGATATACAATGTGCAAGATGCAGATTTCAACTTATCACAGTTTGGAATGTTCCTACAGAATGACACACTGTTTTTAACCGTTCACCTTAACGATATAGTTGAACGAATAGGAAGAAAACCCTTGGCAGGTGATGTCATAGAGTTTCCACACATGAAAGAAGACTATTCTCTAGACGAAAGCATACCTATAGCACTCAAAAGATATTACGTTGTAGAGGATGTAAACAGAGCCGCGGAAGGATTCAGTCAGACATGGTGGCCACACTTGTTAAGACTAAAAATGAAAACGATGGTTGACTCTCAGGAGTACAGAGATATTATCGGAGATGCAACCACAACAGGATCTGTTGCCAGTTACATGAGTACCTACAACAGAGAAAAAACAATCAACGATCAAGTTGTGGCACAGGCAGAGCAGGATGCACCAAAGGCAGGATTCAACTACAAACAATATTACGTTGCACCCATAGATGAGAGGGGTAACATTAGGACAGATAATGTCAACACAGAAGAAACAAGAGCAAGTGCAGACAAGAAAGTCAATGCAGTTATCGACACTCCAGCAAGTTCGCACTATGGTTTCTACATGGATGGTGATGGTGTTGCACCCAATGGTCATCCTGCAGGATTTGGAATCAGTTTTCCAAATGCAGGTATAGACAAAGGGGATTATTTCTTGAGAACAGACTTCTTACCAAACAGGTTGTTCCGTTATGACGGAACCAGATGGGTCAAGATAGAGGACTCTGTCAGAATAACTACAACAAACAACGATTCGAGAGCAAACTATAAAACAGGTTTTGTCAACAACTCATCATCTGATACCATAAATGGATTGACTGTTTCGCAAAGACAATCGCTTACAGATGCTCTCAAACCAAAGGCTGACAATTAAAAATGTTACACTTCTATGAAGGCCAGATTAGGAAATTTTTAACTCAATTTATAAGAATATTGAGTAATTTCTCTGTTGAGACCGGCAAAGGCAAAGATGATTCAATCACTTTGAGAGCTGTGCCTGTTGTATACGGAGACCCAACAAGGCAAGTTGCAAACATTCTTAGACAGAATTCTGAGAATGCATTACAGTACACACCAAAGATAGCGGCCTATGTTAGGGAGTTAAATTACGACAGGGAAAGGATGCAAAACCCATATCACATTGAGAAACAGCATCTAAAAGAAAGGGGCATTGACAGTGACGGAAACTACACAAACGAGTTAGGTGCAGGATACACTGTCGAGAAAGTTATGCCATCTCCTTTTAGATTAGAAGTCACAGCAGACATATGGAGTTCAAACACAGATCAAAAATTACAAATTTTAGAGCAGATTTTATAACTTTTTAATCCAGATTTTGAGATACAAAAATCAGACAACTACATTGACTGGACCAGTCTAAGTTATGTTGAACTGACAGGAATTACATTTAGTTCTAGAACAATCCCGGTTGGAGCAGACACAGAGATAGATATTGCAACTCTTACTTTCTCAATGCCAATATGGTTGTCACCTCCAGTGAAAGTCAAGAAATTGGGTGTTGTACAGAAAATTATCATGAGTGTTTACGACGACGATGGTGGAATAGCAAAAGGATTGATAGACGGTTCTTTGATTTCACGAAGCTTTATTACGCCAAACAATTTTGGATTATTGGTTACAGGAAACCAATTGAGGTTGTTAGGTACAACAGGAGTAAATGTTAAGTCGGGTGGGGATGGTTTCTACACAGGAGCGAAAGATCCAGGTCTAGCAGATCCTTTTGAAACATTTGGACCAGCAGTCAATTGGAAGGTGCTTCTAGAACAATATGGAGTAGTCACTAACGGTACATCACAGATTAGGTTAACGCAACCAAACGGAAATGAAATAGTAGGAACTATTGCAACAAGCACATTGGACGACACAATATTGTTGTACAGCATAGATAATGATACAATCCCTGCAAATACACTTACAGGAGTCAAGAAAATTATAAATCCTTCAACGTTCGATCCAGGCACACCAGTCAATGCTGATAGATATCTTATCATAGATGATGTTGGGGATTCCACAGCAACAGCTCAGAGCTCGACCTGGGGAACACTTATTGCCAACGTCGGTGACATCATCGAATACAGTAGTTCACAGAGCAAATGGTTGAAGGTTTTTGACGCTTCTGATCCAGATTCTACACAGCACTATGTTACCAATCTGAACACAGGAATACAGTACAGGTTCAACGGTACGGAATGGGTCAAGTCCTACGAAGGTGTCTACACACAAGGTAATTGGAGCATAGTCATAGATGGCAGTTATGTTGCCAACGACAATGCTTCTGGACAAGACGCAACTACTCCTTGATAAATCACATACAATCTGTTATAATATAGCATGGAAGACAACATCATATGTTCTGGTGCCCTTTTTTACAGCACATCAACAAAACGTTTCCTGTTCTTGCAGAGGACTGATAGTAAGACAAAAGGAATGTGGGGATTGGTAGGTGGAAGGACGAAGTACACAGAATCGGCCTTTGAAGGTCTGAAGAGAGAAATAAAGGAAGAAGTGGGTGCTATTCCCAAGTTCAAGAAAGTTATTCCCTTAGAGATGTTCACATCGAATGATGAGAAGTTTTTCTTCCACACTTATCTTATTGCGATAGAGACTGAATTCTTACCCAAGCTGAATGCTGAACACTCTGGCTACTGCTGGACTGCGTTTGAATGTTGGCCCAAGAACCTACACATGGGTCTTAAGAATACACTGAATAACAAAGCCATTAAAGGCAAGTTACAGACTATTCTAGATCTTATAACCTAAAAAAAAGGCCTTGTAGAAATACAAGGCCTTTAATTCTACTAAAAAGTATTGATATTTATTAGTTGTTTGTTCTCACTGCACAATTTACCAATTTGATTCCTGCGTCAGTTGAGCTCTCTAGTGCTCTACCAATAACATGGAATGGTGAATATGATTCACCTGTTGCGGCCGCTCTCGCACAACCTTTGATTGATGAACTAACTAATCTTTGACCTTTAGTCACTGCACCTGTTACCCTCACTGGAGTTCTTCCAGTCATCGCAACGTAAGGATGTGAATCACTGTTACCCGCCGCGGCGTTCATGGCATATGCTGGTTGATCAGATATGACACCAAAAACTTGATCAGATAAATCTGCTGTTGTTTCTGTGATCTCTGCTTCACCACCAACCATTACTACTGCACCAGTTGCCATAGGAGCGTCTGCTTCGAAACGCTCGGCAACGTCCGCGTACTGGGCCGAAGTTGCTAAGGCGTGTACAACGTTACATCTCACATCGACCAAGTTAGTCTCTGTGGCTGTTATTGTTGATAATGTTTCATTGTCTGTACCCCTAGAGGCTCTCAATGCTGTGAAGGCACCACCCGCGTTTCCATGGATAGTTGTTCCGTCATCTGCAAATGATTCATCCCAAACCCAGAAAAGATCTTGTTCTGTGGTAGTTGATGAGACACCCCTGTTAATTACTAGACCCGAGTAAGTTGGCATACCAGAAGCGGCAGAAACGTTTCTGTTCACTTCAATAAGATTGTCTTCAACTTGTAACGTTGTAGTGTTGGTAGTTGTGATGTTACCAGCTACTGTTAAAGTTCCACTTACTACCAAATCGTTTGAAACGATTGTTTGACCAACTGCTGTGATAGTACATGTTCCAGAAGATGAAATAGTTAAGTTTGTCCCGTCTCCTTCTATCTTCTCACCTGCATCACCAAAAACTATTC